AAAAAAATGAAATAGCAAATATAAACAACATGTCCGATGAGCAGATTATGCAAGCCATTGGACAAGACGATGGATCGAGTAGTGGTATTAGTGTACCAAGACTAGGGATCAATCGTTCTCCTGAAGATGACGATGGTAATCAATTACCAGTAGGACATTTGTTCGCCTATGATTCTAGTGTAGGACAAAATGTTTTTGGTAAGCCAGTTACGTTCCGTCCTTTTATCAGTGCGATGCAGTACATGCATTATGATCCTGAAAAAAGTGAGTATGTAAATCGTTCTATTATTTTCAAGAACTGGAAAGAAGAAGCGATTGATATATTAGGTGGAACTAAATGTGGTAAGATTCCATTTAAAGAAAGATCATCTTTAACACCTGAACAATTAGCAGAACAAAGAACTATAAGATGTTATAGATTACTTTATGGTTTGCTATCGTTCAAAGGTAAGAAAGCAAATGGTGAAGACCATGAAGTTGCTAACTTACCTGTACTGTGGAGAGTAACAGGAACAGCATTTGCTCCTGTAGGATCTGCATTAGATCAAGTGAATAAACGTAAGAAACTTATGTTTACAACTACGTTTTCAATTGATTCTAAAAGACAGAAGAAAGGTGGTAATGTATTTTACACACCAGAAATTTCTGTAAATGCAGATGCGAATCTTAAAATGTCTAAAGAAGATATGGAAACTTTAGGTGTATTCCAAGAAATTATTAATAAGGAAAACACTGAAGTAGTCGATCTTTATAAGGCTGCTAAAAAAGGAAAACCAATATCATCAGATACAGATGCGAAGAAAGTAATTGATGAAGTAAGTGATCCGATTAAAACATTATCAGCATAATGACAGATATCCTCTCAAAAGTACAATTGTATCTTGACAAGGTTGCAAAAGAACCTGTTAAAATATCTGACAAAATGGTTGAAGAGTTTGGTGAGGCATGTAAAAGTGCCTTACGCAAACAATTTTCAGAAGAACGTAGAAAAGAATTTAAACCAAGAATGTCAAATATAGGTAGACCTTTGTGCCAATTACAAATGGAAGCAAAGAATGTACAAGGTGAAGGTCAACCTTATAATGTTAAGATGCGAAATACTTTTGGAGATTTGATAGAAGCATTAGCTGTGTTTGTTTTAAAATCAGCAGGAGTTAAATTAGAAGATGAGCAAAAAACTGTTAAGTATAAGTTCAACGGGTCATCAATTGAAGGTAGGCTTGATGTTAAAATTGATAAAAAAGTTTGGGATATTAAGAGTGCGTCACCTTATTCCTTTGAAAAGAAATTTGGTACAGCGGGTGGCTTTGAGGAAGTAGTTAAGGATGATGCCTTTGGCTATGTATCTCAAGGTTATTTATATTCTGAAAGTGAGAAGATACCTTTTGGTGGATGGATTGTAATTAATAAATCTACAGGTGAGTGGACCATTTGTGAAACTCCACTTGCCGATGACCAGTATCGAGTTAAAGCAATACAAGATGCTAAAGAAAATTTAAAAGCATTAAAAAATAAAGTTCCCTTTAAGAGATGCTTTAATGATATTGAAGAAACTTATCGAACAAAGAAAACAGGTAATAGAGTTTTGGGCACAATCTGTTCGTTCTGCCCATACAAACTTCCTTGTTGGGGAAGCAAATTGCAGTTGTTACAACAACAGCAATCACAGGGTAAAAACCCGAAATGGGTTTGGTATACTGAAGTAAACAATCCGAGGAAAGATGACAACTACAAGAAGTCGGAAAGCTAAGGGTCGTAGACTACAGAACTGGGTGAGAGATAGTTTGAGGGGTCTATTTCTTGCCCTTACCGATGATGATATTAAGGTTGCTATCATGGGTGAACGTGGTGCAGATGTTAAGTTATCAAAGAAAGCAAAGAAAGTATTTCCTTATGATATTGAGTGTAAGAATACTGAAGGATGGAAAAAAATTTATGATGCGTATGATCAAGCAAGTTCTCATGGGAATGATCAGCCACTAGTATTTATTAAAATGAATCATAGAGAACCTTTAGCAATTGTAGATGCAAAACATTTTATGAGATTAAATAACGCAGGATTTTTAACTGAACCCGTAATGGTACGATATGAAAAAGATAGAAACAAATGATATAAATATAGTCTACAATGAAGTCTTTAGATTAATGACAAGACTTTGTAGAGATCATGAACCTTTAGCTGTATGTGGTGTCATGTTAGCACAGGCTTTAAGAATGTATAAGACTCGATTACCTATAGATGATTTTGATTTATTAGTAGACGAAATTATGGCAACGATTAAAGATGATATAAAACCATTTGATGCACCAACATTAAATTGATATGAGTAAGAAATTTGATTTTTTAAATTCGATTAAAGTTATTATAACACCTTGGGATAAAGGTTTTACTTGTGGTATTTTATTAGACAGTAGAAATAAAATGACCGATGAGCAATATGAATTATGTTCCACTATAGCACGTGGCATGATAAAGCAGGCAACAACAGATCCTCATTCTACTTTTTTAGCAGGTATGAAAGGATTTGCAGATGATAGTAAATATAAAAATACAAATGGAGGTATAAATGAAAAAGCTAAATTAGATGATACGGAAAATATTATTGATTTTCTAAAATACTTACAACGTAAACGCAACAAGGAGTTAAATTAATGGCTACACATTTAGTGATAGGGGATCCTCATTGTAATCCCAAAGCAAGCAATGATAGGTTTTTATGGGCAGGTAAACTTGCTCGTGACCTAAAACCAGATACCATAATTTGCATGGGTGATTTTGCAAGTATGGATTCTTTATCAAGTTATGATAAAGGAAAGAAATCTTTTGAAGGTAGACGATACCGAAAAGATATTGACCATGCACATGACGCATTAGAAAAGTTTAACAAAGGTCTCAATGGGAGACGATCAAGAAAGGTCATGCTTCTTGGTAATCATGAAGATAGAATAGATAGGATAATAGATGAAACCCCTGAACTTGACGGAACAATTAGTACAAAAGACCTTAACTTTAAAGAGTTTGGCTGGGAGGTTATTCCATACCAAGAACCTATGGTGGTCGATGGTGTACACTACTGCCACAATTATCCTACTGGTGTTATGGGTAAGCCTATTAGTGGGGACAATATTGCTCGTTCGCTCTTACTAAAAAATAAAGTATCATCTACAGTTGGACATTGTCATCTGTTTGATTATTCTATGTGCACAACTCCAATAGGTAAAAAAGTAATTGGATTATCTGCGGGATGTTATTTGCATCATAAAGAAGAATATGCTAGAAGTACTCAACGTATGTGGTGGAGTGGTTTAATTGTTAAACGTAATGTTAAACAAGGTGAGTACGATCTTGAAACAATTAAATACAATACTATTAGGAGGAAGTATGGCAGAAGATGAAAGTAATTATTATGGTCATGCTTATACTGTTGATAGAGATGATGATTCTAGGAATACCAATGTAGATTCACCACCTCATTATCTTAAAGGTAGAAAAGAAACTATTGAGGTTATACAAGATGGTATGACCGATGATGAGTATCATGGATATCTTAAAGGTAATATATTAAAATATGTATCACGTTATAAATTTAAAGGAGAACCATTAGAAGATTTACAAAAAGCAAGATGGTATTTAAATAGATTAATAAAGGAGGTAGAGTAATGGGTGCAGTAAAACAAGCATTAATTGAAGTTGAAGATTTAGTTTGTGGTTGTCTTCAACAACACAGAACATTAAACCAAACTATTAGAGATCTTAAAGAGATCTATAATAAAGAAGGAAAATTTAATACTTATTTATTAGATGAAGATTTAATAGAGGATAAGTATTATCAATTTAAAGGCTATTAATATAAGGAGGAAAGGAGAATGGCTAATAATTCAAAGACGAAACCAACACAACAACCCCAAAGAACTTACTTAATAAGTTCTACACAATTGACAGATGTCATGCGATATCTAATGTCAAGACCTTATGCTGAAGTTGTTAAGCTAATGAATATGCTTGCAACTTTAAATCAATTGGATCCAAAAATAGGGGCTGACTTTGTTAAGAAAGAATCAGTTGTGACCAATGACAAAAAGTGATATCAGTAAACACACAGGTCTTTTATTTGAACTGAAGATTGGTTTAAATAAAA